TCCCGTCATTGATAACCATCGCATATCTCCACGAACGGAAACCAAATCCAAGGTTGTCTTTGTTGACAAGAAGTCCGACTGCTTTGGTGAATGTTCCAGACCCGTCCGGAATGACTTTGACATTCTCGAGGTTCTGACTCTTCGCCCATGCATTCATGACAAACGAATCGTTCACTGACATACAATAGATCTCGTCAATGCCCATCGCACGGAACTCTGGTGCCATGCGTTCGAAGTTCGGTAGTTGATAGGTTGAACAAGTTGGAGTGAATGCTCCAGGAAGTGAGAATAAGATCACTCGCTTTCCGGCGAAGTAATCTGCTGTTGTCATATCTTGCCAACGATATGGGTTATCTCCCTCGATAGAATCGTCCCGCACACGAGTGCGAAACGTCACATCAGGAAGAGTTCGACCCTTAGAGAAAACGCTCTTTGGTTGTGGGTTGAAATTCATAAATTACCTCAATAATAAAATTGGTCGGAGATGTAGGATTCGAACCTACGACCCTTCGCTCCCAAAGCGAATGCGCTACCAGACTGCGCCAATCTCCGCAATCTCTGTTACTGACTGCCGCCAGAAACAAAACCGTTGATGCTCTTCGCCCTTTCCATGATGGTTTCCATAGTAGGATACTCGGCACGATCAGGCATAAAATTCGGATCAACAGGTTCGAGTCCATCAAGCATAAGTCGACGGAGCGAATCTGCTGCCCAGTATTCGTCAATAAGACTTTGACTCGCTGCTTGAAAAATTTGGAACCGAAGTTCATATGGTGTATGGTTAGACATAATTGTCTCCTTGTGTGTGTTGTGTGTAAGTAAATGAGCAGTTTTCCACATACTCAGGTGACGGGCGTAACGACCAGCACGAGTTTAATGTCATCTCGGGACACCGCCCTCGGATGTCACCGAGGCGGACCAGAGCGAGTTTAGCGTCCTCTCGCGACGTCTTTCACTGCCTTCTCTTGAACCAAACTCGGACATAGTATTTTCTCACAATTGCTACACAAAAGAAAATGCCCGTCATACCGAAAGAGATAGCAGTGGCACTCATACCAAGTGCCATAAAGATTGATAGGAATATCCAGTTAAGAAACAGGGTTAGTGGTGTCGCGATTACGGTGTCGCTCACTGACTCTTTGAGAGCCGCTCGGTCGATCTTCATCTTTAGTTTCAACATTTTTGCTAATTGAGTTCCAGATCTCGCTTCGGCGACTCATCTGTTGTCTTTGCATTTGCGTTCGTGTCATAAAATTCCTCCAAGGTGTTGTCTTTAGGATAACCGTAGTTGGTTAGTAACAACTCACGTCTATTACTCTCATCCTTTCGATATACTCTACTCGAATGCATCGTGTAAGTCAAGTCCCAATCTAACTGATTCCACGATGAGAACATTTCTTTGAGTTTATCGTTTGAGTTGTATGTAATCATCGTCTGCCCTTCACATAACGATGCTGCGTCACGAAATTCATCGTGATCGAAGTTGTTGTGCATATTCCCGCCTTTGCCATACAAGAATGAATTGATATCATATGGCGGATCGAGGAACACGAAACTTTCTTTCTTGCAAGCAGGTAAAATGTCAGTGTAATCAAGGTTCGTAATATCCCACTTCTGGATGATTTTGTTATACCCTTCCAGTTTACGAATATTGTTGTATGAGAAGTTTGACTGAGATGCTTGCTTAGAGAATCCAGACGACTCGCCCAATCCAGAGAATGAGCACTTATTCAACACAAAGAATCGCCATGCGATCTCGAATGGATCTTTTTCTGTTTGAATTTCTTCTTTACATTGAATAAATAATTCTCGGTGAGAAGTTTCTTGGTCTAGGAAACAAGTCGCAATATCTTTCTTTTCGATAATCTTGTCCTGTAACTGTTCTCCATGGGTTTGTAGCATGATCCAAAAGCAATACAGGTTGAAATACTTGTCGTTGACCCATATCGGTTTGTCGGGGAACTGTTTAGAGATAGCAATCGCCATAGAACCGCCGCCAAGGAAAGGTTCGACAAACTCTGAGAAGTTGCTTGGGATATGTCTACCAAGGAACCGAGTCGCGCGTGACTTCCCACCTGGATATCGTAGAGGAGTCTTATAAGATTTTAATGACAAAACTTTATTCACCTGTGTAGATTGAGTCTAACAAATCAGAAAACTGTTCAACCTTCTCTAAACGATTTGGCCAGAGGATATACTCTTTCTCTGGGTCTTTTCGAAGGTTGTTCAGCAATGGTTGTATAGCATTATACAGTTTATTGAGTCTCTCTTCAACATCACCTGCTTCTTCAACTGATTGTTGTAGAGTTTGTACTGTATCAAGTTCTTCTTCTGTTACTGCTGTAAAACCAAAATCAAATATATCACTCATCGTCAAACCTTATTGTCGTGAACTTCTCACCATCAAAATCAACCAACTCATACGAAACTATATCGACGCACGGATACTCAACAATCCCACCTTGATAGTTTTTCCTGTCACGAAACTTTTCTAAGGAAACAACCCTAGATGTTTGTAGGATAGGTTGGTCTACCTGACCAGATTTTTTGTCGTACTGCATCCCATTCCTCCGGTGTTGCATCATCAATACTGTTTCTATTATGTCTAATTTTATCGCCGGTTTCAACCATATTTTCATAAGAAGGAAGTTCATGGTCTAAGTCGATATTCAAAGAAACTTTAGGCGGATCGACTCGAACTTCTGAAGAAGGTAAAAAATTCTCAGGAGCAACCTTAGCATGCTCTTTATCGTGTATGTACAATTGGAACAGCGTGTAGTGCATAACTTTAATTAGATCTTTGCGCCACTCGTCCGGAGTCTCGCCCTTCTTGCCATAACGATCTTTATATTTGTCGACGTTACCCAAACAAAAACCAGTACCGTGCCCATTGGCAATGATGCTGTCCATTGTTTGTTTCCCATCAGTCACATAATGTTGCTGATACGTTGAATCGATATACTTACGAAACTCGGCGATCAACTCACCTTCACGATACCTATAGTCCATTCAGTTTGCCCCTAATTGCATTCTCAAGTGTTTCTTCATTAACATCAGACCACTCAGTGATTCGAAGATCATAATTAGCAGGTGGAACAAAGACCTTGTTCGTATCTTCGAATCGACCTTCTTCAATCGTATCCATCCAAACCACAAAGTCTGCATCGAAATTACTTCGTGCTTCTTCAGTCGGGCAGACAAAGTCAGTGATAGCAACGTTTCCTGCCATCACGACTCCATCCGACAAATGCTTCATCCTTGAAGACTGACGAATGCGACCTTCCATAGAAAAGTCCCAATCGTCGTAACGCTCTCGAACCTGATCAGCGTTAATCCAAACTGCACCTAGTGCCTTCGCAACCGGTTCCGCAAGGGTGCTCTTGCCAGATCCTGGTAATCCCAAAAGTAGAACTTTCATTTTACGATTTTCTCCTTCCCGTTCATATCCGTGACGATCATGTCTCCGGATTCATTAATTTCGATCTTTACTGCATTAAAAATATTACCAATAATATCCCAAACGTACATCTCACCTTCACGTCTACCGAAAAACTTTCCTATCCAAAACGATGCGAATAACAAACCTGTTGCAATGATCGTGTGTAAATATCCGTCCATGTGATTCCCCTTTAAGATATTCTTATGTTTTTAAGTTTCTCTCCCGACGGCGTCTTATCAAAAAGTGGTATATCATCCTCTGGTTCGACGGAAAGATTTTGCTGTGACTCATCTACATCATATAAAACCATTCGCGACTTATCAATCCCAATTACAAATCTTTTAAACATCGCCGGATCGTTGTAACGGTTCTTTAACTGCTTAACCATAATCTGACCCGACTTCTCGAGTTCCTCGTTGGATACGAGAGCGAACATAAGATCAGCGGTAGCAGGTAGTCCAAACGACTCTGAAGTGTCCTCTAGTCCTGGATCTGAGTTAGAGTAACCCGATCGCGTAGTTTGTGTTGCTGACACGATAGGGACATCGAACTCGACCGCCAAACCTCGAAGTTCTTCTGCGATCGCCTTTACATATGTGTATGAGTTTATTGACCCTCCCATGCCTTTCATTCTTGAAGACGCACAGATATTTAGGTAATCAATAAACACGATCTCAGGAACAAACTTCTTCTTGAGTTTCAGTTCTTCGAACAGCGCACGGAAGTGGTTACTGTGCGCAGCACCAGTCGGATACTCTTTGATGATCAACTTGCCGTTCGTCTTCTCACTGATGGTTTTAACTCGATCTTGGAACATATTCTTAGATAGATTACCAATCTGATCGATCGGTAAATTGAAGAGGTTCGCGTCGATACGTTCAGCGATACGTTCCTCTGCCATCTCCATCGTAATGTAAAGAACGTTCCTGCCCTGTGATAGAACATTGGCGGCACAGTGACACATGAACAGTGACTTGCCCACGCCCGTACCCGCAAGCGCGATGTTTAACGTCTTGTTAGGCAACCCACCCTTGGTGATGCGGTTGAAGTAATCCAGATCAAACGGGATGCGCTCTTCTTGTCGGTGATAGAAGTCAAAACGTTCATCGACGTTTTCGAGATAATCGTGACCGACATTGGTATCAAAAGAAATACTTAGTGCTTTCTGCAGAATATCAGGAAGCGCATTCTTAGAGAGATCCGGATGTTTGCCATCAATGATCGTAATTGATTGCATGATCGCGTTATGCAACGCACGATCCTGACACCACTTCTCAGTCGTGTCATACAACCACTGCTCGTTCTCCTCGACTTTATGAAACACCGAGGGCAATAGTTCCATCGCTTCGCCATAGTTGTTAGCGTTGAATCTATCGCTGTTCTCGATCTCTACTTGCAGGGTACTTAGACTGGGGATTTTGTTGTACTTGCCAACAAACTTGGTGATCTCTGAAAAGATTAATTTGTAAACACCTTCGAAGTATTCTTTCTTGATGAACGGAATGACCTTCCGCATGTACGTCTCATCATTGAGAATATTTCGAATAACAACCTGTTCGAGATCAGTCTTCATCTTTTTCCTTAGTCAGTAACGCGTCGTTGGCGATTGCATCTTCTAACACAGACTGCAGTATATCGCCGGCAAATATCTGCAACGTCTCATTTTCTTCAGTTGCAGAACTGTTAGGACTCGATACTACTAAAAAATTAAAGTTAAGACAATCATTTTCTTCGTTGAAACTAATATTACCGAAACGCAATACCGACTCAACGAATTCCCCGCGCAGGACACGAATGTCCCACGCCTGATCATTCTCGACTTGGTCGCATGGAGTCAGTTCGTAATCTACTCCTTCGGACATCATTCGTATTCTGCCTCAAAGTCAAGTTCGACTTCTGATCGCTTGTCGATAGAATATTGATTCTGAACGAAATCAAGGAATCGTTGGTTCTGCAAAAGGTCTGCCCAAAACTCTTGAGTCAGAGTTTCTTTCTGTCGAACCTTGGTGCCGATAACTTCTCCGCTGTCAGTATCAACCAATTGATACCACCCATTACTAGGTTTAACGACATACCCGCCAGCAAGAGCAACATCCAACAAACCGCTGTAACGCTCAATACCACCGTCCCAAGAAACGCTGATAGGGATTTTTGACTTTTCTTTGACATAGCGTGATTTCTCCACGTTGACGATGAAGTCATACCCAGTGACTTCTGTACCAGTTTTGTTCTGGCGACGACCAAGGATCCAGATATTATCTGCAGAGTAATAAATGCCTGTACCGCCCGAGACAATATCTTTCGGGAACAGACCAATCTCTTTGTATGTGTGATTAATCGCGATCAGTGGGATATCTGACATCGTCAGGTAAGGTGTCGTCATCCGGAATAAACCTTTGAGCGCTTTGGCACGAGACATATCAGCAACTGCTTTCTCGTTGATGGCGTCGTCTAGTTCTTTCTTCGAAGCGACGTTACCGATAGAGTCGATGACGATAATTACCTTGTCACTCTTTTCGATGTTTTCTAATTGGTTGATCAGATCAAACTTTAGTTCTTCGACGTTCGTTACCGGAGTGTGTAGAACTCGGTCGGTGTCTATACCAAAGTTTGTAAAGTAAGATTGCGGTGAACCGAACTCAGTATCATAAAACAACATTACGCTTTCGGGATGCGCGTCAAGATATGCGCTCGCCATCTTTAATGCGAATGAAGTTTTAAAGTGCTTAGATGGACCGGCAAGGACGGTCATACCTGAGACCAATCCACCATCAATACGACCAGACAATGCCACATTGAGCATTGGAACATCAATTGTTGTAACTTCTCTATCTTTGAAAAACTCTGAATTACTCAGAACAGCAGTTCCGGCAACTTTAGAGTTTTTCTTTAGTTTTGCCATTATTGACATTTATTTCTCCTATCCATTTTTGTAAACATATTCAATTGCACCATCTGCTTCTTTCTCTAATGGACGATTATTATACCAATTTCCATTATCAGAGTCAAATTGACTACAGAGATGTGCTATTTCTCTTGCGGTTATTGGGTATCCTTTACTGATAGCATTTCCCGCAATCGCTATCATTATTTGATACATCTTATGATACCAACCCGTTCCACCCGAAGAAAGTGTTCTGTATTCAACCGACAGTTTTCTCGGAAAGAATGGGCAATCGTGATAACTCGTCCATGAGAAGTTTGTGTTCTCCATCTGAGATTTACGATGCTGTATGACAGCGCGCTGCATCTCCTCTGGCAAACGATCTAGGAATGAATTACCCTCGCGTTCCTTGTATGGATGTTTCGCGATAAGGTAATCGACATCTACTGGTTCGCCGTGATTTACAAAGAAGAAGTTATATGCACCGACATATTTTGCAGGAACATAATACATACGACTCAAGTCTTTGGTTTGCTTGTCGCCAATATCTCCGAGTTCAGTATTCAGGGCATGCCAGAATGCCTTGATGTCTCCGCGTTGTACTTCGTTTTCGAGATTAAAAACAATACGAAACTTCGGGTTATCGGATTTAGAGGATGCTGTACTATAGCAAACGAAATCATAAGAACCGAAACGTTCGGTCAAATAATCTGAGACCGTGACACCTTCTTTTAACTCGAGATCGTCGACATCTACTGCTGCCCAGTGACCCCAGCATTCGACGTGTTTGTTACTTCGCGTTGTGTCCTTGGTATAAACTGCCGGACTAATTAGCGAAGCAGTCTGCTTCGTTTCTTCTCTTTCGGAAAGACAAGACAATAACTCAACGAACTGCTCCCAAGAATCGAAGAGCATTCGTTTGTGCGTTTTATTGTCATACCGATTTTTAAATATCGTCAAAGAGTACATTATATGAAAAAGTCTTCCAATGTTGAACGTGGTTCTGCCGCCCACCCAACTGCATCAAGTATAGGTTCAAGCGGATCTAAAAATGTCTTAGTAAACATCATATCGTAATCTACATAAGAATTCAAGTTAAATTCAGGTGGGAGTCTCTGAGGAAATGCGATAACATTTTGTTTGATTGGATTTGCTTTACGAAGATATAAGAATTTTATCTTCTCGCCGTTCTTGATTGTTTCGTATCTCTGCTCCAAGTCTAGATCTCGAAGACGTTTGTTGTATAGTATAGAGGCACGAACATGCATCGGTGTTCCCTTGGCGAAGATTGTCTCTCTGTGCTCATACTTAGTCACCTGAGAAACACCGCGTGGGAATGCAATCGCTTCGGGTGGCATTTGCTTGAAGTCGGATTTGAAGTCACGAATAAACTGCTGGACGTCTGACTCTTGCCCTTCCACAATAACTCGAAAGATCTCCTTGAACTTGTCGCGGACAACCTGCGGGGTAGACGACTTGATCGCTTCGATCCCCATCATCTTGAGTTTGGGTTCAGCGTATTGAACACCCTCGTTATTATGGACGTTTAGAATATATCTTTTCTTGGCAGTCCAGATGCCCCGTGAAGCAATTGCCTCGCGCGCCATCCACATACGGTTTTCGTACGAGTTAGTCTCATCGGCAAGGTGCTGGTATCCATCAGCAATCTTCTTCTCGAAATATTCTTCGCAGATCTTGTCGAGGAATTTAACTGGATCCTTTGGTTTAAACTTTTCGACCAAAGGTGCCATATTGATATACACTGAGTCCGTATCAATCGCGATGACATAGTCCTTATCAGTCTTGAGGAGATTATTCATCTCATCATTAACAACTAACTCGGCAGTTTTAATCGCCCGTTGACCAGACAACGTGACACCCTCAGCGAGACTCTGATTAAAATATCGGAAGTATTTGTTCGCGAGTGCGCCATAAAGTGAGTTCATCAAGATCTTAATACCCATCTGCTGATTGTCTAGCGAGGATATCTCATTCTCTAGTCTCTTGGTTGGCGCTTTCTCATATTCCTGTTTCTTCGCCAACATGGTCTTTTTGATTGCAACACGATCGCCGTAGAACTTTCGAATTACCTTTGGAATAATACCCTCTTTGTCTTTACGATAGAAAACACCGTTGGCAGTCTTGGTTCCCTCGTCGGCAATCGTCTCGGGTGACATGTTATATTGAACAATGATATTTGGATACAGCGAGTTAAGATCGAAGGACACAACCCAGTCGTGTGCACCGACCATCGGTTCTTTAACATATCCGCCAATGATCTTCGGGAGGTCATGCTGGATGGGTGGTTCGGCAGGAATAATAATATTTTCTTTTTGCAACTCATTATAGATTACGGTGTCCCATATCTGAGTCGTGCCGAGGGTGGCGCCATAGTTCGTTTTCGCCTGATATGCCATCGTGAACAGCAATGAGAACAAACCGAGTTTTTCGTCTAGCGCCTCGACGAGATAGACATCTTGAATATTATAGTCGATAAACTTTTGATGATCTTCTCTGTATAGGGTGTGGAGGTTGCCGTGTTCCTCGTACGAGAGTTTTTCTTCACCCAGTACCACGTGGGCGATATGATCGAGTTTGTACGACTCTTGGCGTCCTAGGGTGTTGAGGGTGAACTTCTGCAGAACTTCTAAGTAATCTAGTTGCGCCACACCATCGAAGTCATATGCGATTTCAGTACCGTAGTCGGTTCGCTTCGTCCTCTCGCGTATCATACCCCATGGAGAGAACTTCTTGGTCATGTTGTCGCTTACTACTTGTCGAATTCTATTCACAAGGTAAGGGACGTCGAACAAGCGAGAGTTCCAACCGGTCAAGATATCGGGGCAGTTAGCGCTCCACCAATCAAGGAATTTAATCAGCAGGTCTTGCTCGTCATCTGCGTGATAATAAACGACCTCGCGCTCGGTCAATGTCGTGTCATACTCACCAAGACCCCAGACATAATAGACGTTCGTTTGGTTATTAGTAATTGCGATTGCTGTTACTGGATGCGCCGCCTCTGCCGGTTCGGGGAACCCTGCATCGGACTGCACCTCAATATCGATCGTTGCAATATTGATTTGATCTTTATCAAATCGGACTTCATAAGGAAATCTATCCGAGATAAACTGGGTGACAAAATTAGTTTGCCCGTATGTCTCTCGGTTCGTAATATCTTGATTGTCTTGAATAGATTTTCGTGCCTTACTCATAGAACCGTGCAACGTGGGACTGACCGGTACTCCGTGAAGAGTTCGGTACTCGCCGTTGCGGTTGTATTCATAAAGGGTGGGTTTATAGTGGATTTTTTCTTCGACTCGTTTACCGTTTTCGTATCCGCGATAAAGGATGTCGTTGCCGTATTTCGTTACATTCGTATAAAATTTCATTCAACCATCATACATAATTTTGGGTTAAAATTCAAGCATAAAAAAAGAGGGCTTATTCGCCCTCTTTCTCCTCTCTGTCATCTTCTTCTACTTGCTTTGATTCGACATAATACCAAGATCCTGTAAAGGGATTTTGTTTATGTTCTAAGGAAATTTTTGCCAACACAACTTCAACTTGTCTTGCGCTAACAACTAATTCCTCTATCTCACCAGCAGTTGCGAATGAAGAAAGAAAACATATACACATAAGGAATAGTTTTCTCATCGGTTCCTCCGAATTATCCAATGGTAATGGTACGGGGACGCTTCTCCTCAGGCAGTTGTACTCTCAGGTCAATGACTAGTAAACCATCTTTGAAGTCTGCTCCATCTACAACAACATGTTCTGATAGTCTAAATGTTCTTCTGAACTTTTTCTGTGAGATTCCTTTGTGCAGATATTCGCGATCCTGACTGTCAGACTTGGTGTCCGATGCTACTAGAAGGATTCCATCTCTTACTTCGACGATTAAATCTTCTTTCGCATATCCTGCGAGCGCGAGTTCTACTGAAAAATTCTCTTCATCATGTTTCACAACGTTGTGCGGTGGGTAGACCTTATTGTCTGTCATTTCTGACAGTCTTTCGATCTCCGACCAAACGTGGTCAAATCCAATGAAATGTGAACGTGGGAACGTAAATGCTTTAGTTACCATAACGGTTTCTCCTTTATTAAAGCGAGTTGTTGTTAGTGTGACCCGAACAATTCGGCATCACGATACTATTTATACTAAATTTTAGAAGGTAAGTCAATATCC